ATTTTAATAGGACTATTAGCATTCAAAAATCAATTATCAAACACTTGTACTCCCTCTAATATGTTTGGTATAAATTTAAAATCATTTAGTGTTCCAACTGATCCTGCTTTTAAACTTGTTGATAGTAGTTTGATTTTTGACTCAACTACTGTTAGTGTATCAAGCAAATATGATAAAGGAGCCGCCGCTTCGTTTATGTCAAATGTGCTTCCTTACGGAATAAAATATTATTCTGATTATAAAAATTGTTTTTTTAAAAAAATGTGTCAAATTGCGTTTAATATGGGATATACATCAGACCTTGTGGGAGCAAACAGATTTAAATTTGCAAAGAATATAACATTTGAAGTTGGATTAAGAGCAGTATTAAATATAAAAAAAACAAATGTAAAAAACACAAATCATTCTATTTATGAAAGTATTCGAAAGGTTGCAATGGGTCGTTCTCTTTCATCGAAAGAAAATAAAGAACTTGATGTTGTAATAGAGGCAATAGAAGACTATTTTATAAAGAAAGGTCATTTTGATGGAAAAAGCAAAGTGATACAAACAATAAAAGACAATTATCCTTTTACTATTACTTCTTTTTTTAATTATTCTGTGGCAAGTAGTTTAAATAATGATTCTCTATCAAAAAAATATATTGGTGATATAATTGGTGGTAAAGATTTTTATCAAGCAAATTTAAGTAAAACTAAATGGAGAAGGGGAATTGTTGATATTAAAATGGTTTCTCCTAAAACTGCTTCATTGAAAATTTTAGGATCAATGTCGGGTGCCACAGATTTCACAGCAAAACAGGGTTTGGTAAATTACGAGTTACAATAATGGCGATAGACCGTATACAAAATTATGCAGGAAATCCATTACTTAAAGCGGCATATATTCCAATAGAATATGACAAAGATACTTTAGAAGAGTATCTTAAATGCTCTAATGATCCTGTATATTTTGCAAAAAACTACATGAAAATTATTCATGTTGACCATGGATTGATGCCCTTTGATCTTTATGGTTATCAAGAAGAACTTGTTCAGACAATGCATGATAATCGGTTTGTTATTTGTAAAATGCCTAGACAAACTGGAAAATCAACAACAATTGTTGCTTACTTATTACATTACGCTCTTTTTAATGCTCAATCTAATATTGCTATATTAGCTAATAAGGGCTCTACTTCAAGAGAGATTCTTCAACGATTAAAAACTGCTTATGAAAATTTACCAAAATGGTTGCAACAAGGAGTTGTTGTTTGGAACAGGGGAAATATTGAATTAGAAAACGGTAGTAAAGTTATATCTGCTTCCACATCTTCCTCCGCAGTTCGTGGATCATCTTTTAACATCATCTTCATGGATGAGTTTGCTCATATTGATCCACCAAGGTTGGCAGAAGAGTTTTTTAATTCTGTATATCCTACAATTTCTTCTGGTAATACAACTAAAGTGTTTATTGTATCAACCCCGAAGGGATTAAATATGTTCTATAAAATGTGGGTTGATGCAGACGAGGGAAGAAGTGATTATGTTCCGTTAGAAGTTCATTGGTCTCAGACTCCAGGAAGAGATCAAGCATGGAAAGAAGAAACGATAAGAAATACAAGTGAATTGCAGTTTTCACAAGAATACGAGTGTGATTTTATTGGTTCACAAAATACTTTAATTTCTCCTTCAAAATTAAAAACTCTGCCATATAAACCCCCTATTATAAAGAAAGATAGTTTAGATGTCTATGTCGAACCAGATCCTACACATTCTTATGTTTGTATAGTTGATGTTGCAAGAGGCAGAGGACAAGATTATTCTGCCTTTTCGATAATTGATGTTTCTCAGTTTCCATATCAGCAAGTTGCAAAATATAGAGATCCAAATATTTCTCCAATGTTATTGCCAACTGTTATTGATAATGTATGTAAATATTATAATCATGCATATATTTTGGTCGAAATAAATGACATCGGCGGTCAAGTAGCAGATATTTTACATTACGAGTTAGAATATCCTAATATTTTTCAAACAAGTGTAATGGGAAGATCTGGTCAAACTTTGGGTGGGGGATTTGGTAAAACTTCGCAATTGGGAATTAGAACCACAAAAGAAGTTAAAAGAAAGGGGTGTTCTAGTTGCAAAGATTTGATAGAAGGAGACAAATTAATCATTTGGGATCTTGATACTATTTCTGAAATGACAACATATATAGCCAAAGGATCTAGTTACGAAGCTGACGAAGGATATCATGATGATTTGATGACGACTTTAATACTGTTTGGTTGGCTTGTAAATCAACAATATTTTACAGAAGTTACAGATTTAGATTTACGAGAAAAAATGTTTAAAGATCAGTTAGACGAAGCGGAATCTCAATTGATTCCTTTCGGATATATAAATGATGGTAGAAATTCTTATGATCCAGAAGTTGTTGATATGGGCGGTGAAAAATGGATAGTAGATACGAAATATTCTACTGATTATCTACATTGATTTGATGAATGTTTTTAGGATCTTTTATTTGATTTATTAATTCAATTATACTTGATTTTAAATCGGGTCTCAGTTTTTTCAATTTATCCAAATATCTCACAGATTCTTTAAATACCATTTCAGGATTAATTCTTAGTTCATAAAATCTGTTCCTTGTTTCGCTTTTTGTAGTTAAATATAAATGGTTTGGATTTACACAGTATGTATTATTGCAAGACTGGTGTACTATTTTATTTTGTTCAATGACTCCATTATATGCAATATATGCAAATCTATGAGCAGGAATTGATTTTCCTTCATACGAAAACATACCATACCCCTGTTTTGTTTTACTTGCAACCCAAAACCAGCAATCATTTGTCTTTATAATTTTTTTTTCAAATCTCGATTTTGCTTTCTCCATGTTTTATTTATATTAGAATAAATAAAACATTTCTAAAATCTGCTAAAATATAAATATAACGAAAGCAATTTTTTAATAATTTAGGGGAGAAACAATATGGCATTTCAAGTTAGCCCAGGCGTAGCCGTAGCAGAGATCGATTTAACTACTAGAGTTCCTATTCCTTCTATTTCAGATGGTGCAATAGCAGGTAACTTAACATGGGGGCCCTTGGAGGTTGCTACATTAATTACTTCTGAAGATGAAATGGTTGGTGTGTTTGGAAAACCGAATGCTAATACGTATAAAACGTTTTTTAGTGCTACAAGTTTTTTGAGTTATTCGAATAAGTTAAGAGTTGTTAGAGCGGCTAATACATCGACTGCTAAAAATGCAGTATCAGGTGGTTCTGCAATTTTAATTCGCAATGATAAAGAATATCAAAATACATATAAGGACACGACAACTTCAGGAACAAGTTTTACGTCAAAATATCCAGGAACACTTGGTAATTCAATAAAAGTTTCTATGTGTGTTGCGGATAGAACAAGTACACAAGTTAATGCTTCTGATGGCACTGTTTCTCATGCAAGTAGCACCGACTGGAATCTTACGGGTACATGGTCCAATTCTAATGCTACAACAGGTCTTACTGGTGTTGGTACATTAGCAGATACAGAATTGAGAATTGGTGATGTAGTTGTTCATGGTTCTAATAGCGGAATAGTAACGGCAATCACGTCTAACACCGCAATAACAATTTCACAGGCCACTGGTGGACTAGAGACTACGGGTATGGGGGATGATGTCGCTATGTCAGGTGCAAGTCTTGTAAGAAAAAAAAGATCTGCCTTCGAAGAGCCAGCAGTAAATATGCTTGGTAATCTTTCTGTCTCTGCAGGATCAACTACTATTACAGGAACAGATACTAATTTTACTCGGCAATTGCATTTAGGAGACATTATTACCTTTAAAGATGATGATGGAGTAGAGAATAAAAGAAGAATATCGTCTATTACAAATTCAACGTCAATGGGCGTTGCAACTAAATTAGATAGGGCGGTAACAACAGCCGCTTTATATGGTGGTACCTGGAAAAGGGAATGGGAATTTGCGTCTGATTTTGGATCTGCGCCTCTTACAAGTGTGTATGCTTATAATATTACTGGATCGGCATCTGTTGGAGATGAAATACATGTTGCAATAGTAGATGAAGGTGGTGAAATTTTAGGATCAAAAGATGTTCGCGGAAATAATCCAGAAAAACAAGTCATTGAAAAATATGAAGGTGTATCTGTAGCAAATGGTGCCACAGGAACTACCGGTCAAACTCTCTATTATAAAGATGCAATAAACAATTCTTCTAATTATATAAGATGGACAGATCACGATAGTACAGGAGATGCTCCTCTTGATGCCGGATCTAATAAAATTACTTATGATTGGGGTGCTACTATTGTCACAGGAAATGATTCAGCTAGTTTTCCCGGAGCATTTAGTGATTCTGGTGCAAACGGAATTATGACTGCTAGTATGTCGGGCGGTGTTGATGGACATAGTTCTTCATCTTCAGAT